ACTGAAGCACGAACATTTGCACACTCTTGCCCTCGTTCACTGCGTCCCACACTTGGCCGCTGTTAGTGAATTTGTAGTCCATTGGGTAGTCCCATATGCCGCTTGTTATCGCGTCGGTTTGCACCTTTACTAGTCTAGATACCTCTAGTCTGTTGGCCTTGAATGGCACTGACTCTGAAGCTCTCGTTGCTGATTTGCGCTGTCCAATTGCGCGGGTTGTTGTACTCATGGTAAAATATTTATGTTGGTTAAGACGTCTCACGACGTTTCGTCTACTTAAGACTCATCAGTTAACCTTAATCTTGACAGGCTAGTATGACTTGGTGCTCGCTCTCGTAAAGAAACATGCCGTTGTAGAATTTCCACCCATGGCAATTAGTTTGTATGTCACCGTCGCTTAGTTCAATGGAGCGGTAGGTGCCTGTTCTTTGCCCGTAGCTGTCTGTGTTGCAAATGAAGTAAGTTGTCATGATAAAATTATTTATTTGGTTAAGACCTAGAGCGCGAGCCCTAGGTTTCGGTCACTCAGACCTCATCAGTTAACCTTACTTGTGCCACGCGCACCCGTCTTGGCCCTTGGTCATGCCCTTGGTGTAGTGTGAATGGCTTAGCTTGTTGCTGTTAGAGCATGAAGCAAGAACAGCTGCTGCAATGATGAAAATAATTAATTTACGCATGTGATTTGGTATTAAATTGTGTATGAATTGAATTGTTTCTATTTGTTGTTGTTACAGGAGCGGGCGTGTCTTTGAAGACACAACCCGCGCTCGGTCTTAGTACTCACAGGCCTCCACCTCAAGATACCACCCGAGGTCGTCTTCGGAAGAGGCATTATACCCGTCTTCGCTAACGTGCAACCCGTAGTGACGGGAGTTTGCGTCAATCCAATTGAGAGCTGAGTACTCGCTTGAAAATTCGCGGGACATTTGGTGCTGCCCATGCTTGTAGATTTTGCCAATGTAGAACATGTCTTCTGTTGTTTTATGGTTCCTGTTTCGCTCTTTTGAGCTCATCAGACAGGGCACTCACCCTGTTACAGGAGCAAAGAGTGTCTTTGAAGACACCCCTTGCTTTGCCGCTCCTACAGGAGGCCCGAGTCCCCTCTCACGTAACCTCTCACCTCGTCCGTCCATGTGCCTGTGTTTATGAAGGCTTGAAACCTCACCGCGAGCTCCATGATTTGCTTAGCCTTGTCCCTGTCACCGTTGTACATGGAAACCACTATCGGCTCAATTTGCTTTAGGAAGGCTTTGAACGTGCCGTTGGGCTTGTTTACGCTGTAGCTCACTAGCTCGTAGAAAAGCTCATAGCGTCTCATCATTTGCTTGACAGACTCAAAGCGAGACGGAAGCCTAAACTCTAGACAATCACCCTTCACTAGGGCCATTTGGTACTTGTGGTGGTAGCCGTTTGCATGCACAGGGCTTTGGTCGCTGCCTAACATAGTTAGGTTGTGGTTGCAGTATTGGTTGTTTAAGCGCTTACGAAATAGGGCCATAACTATTCCCGCGTTTTTACGCACGGCCGCTCTAATTTCGTCACCCTCAAGGCCGTCGACACCTATTGTAATATGGCCGCCGCACTGCCTGTTGGACGGGCTATACCTGTCATCTATTATCCGCTCCGCTTTGTGGAACATGTCGTAAACTTTTGTGCGCCATACACCCGACGGCAACAAGGGTAAAATATGCGTTACGGCCTCGTAACCGCACGACCCGTCGCGCTCAAACCCGCAAAAGAGCTCATACTCGCGCACAGCGCCCCTGTGAAGTTGGTTTTTTTCAACCTCAAAGCCTATTGTGAAACGGGCTTCGATATTTGCGCCGTCTATAGTCAAGGCCTCTCTAGCTGTTACAGGCTTGAGGCCTGCAACGTCGCTCCGGTGCTTTGTCTTATTCAAGAAAAGAGGTGCGGGCTTGCTGTGGTAACCGGTAACCTCGCCTCTTCTATGTTCGCCTGTTGTGGTGTATACTATTCCTGTATTCATGTTGTGGACGTTTTAGAGTGTCTTTAAAGACACGTTTTTAGTTGTTATTTGATTGATTTGAAATTGACTGCTTTAGAAACTCAAGCGCCGCTGCAATTTCGTCGAGAGTGTTTGTAGTCTTCACAGCGCCATTTTCGTCTACTCTCACAGACACGTTGCCTGTCACGGCCTTGAATGTCAGTGTGAAAATAGTTTGAGCCCTGTTTTCAACTTCAATGCTGTTTTCACTTCCACCGTCGCTTTCTTCACTTCCACCGTCGCTGTCTTCACTAGTTTGTTGTGAGGCCTTCGCAAACTTCAATAGGCCTTCAATACTGCGATTGGGGCGGCCGTTGTTGGCTTCTAGTTCGTCACACTTTACCTTGAACGTTTCAACGATAGCGGCCTCTAGTTTAGCGGCCTTAATAACCTTGTGAAAATAGCTTTTTTGCCATCCAAATAACTTTTGAGCGAAGGCCTCGTTAGTCCATGTTATACCTTCTTCGTTGCACAGGGCCTGTGCTTCCTTGCCTTGAAACCATTCAAAGGCCTGTAGCACCACCTTAGACAGCTGTAGGCTTTGCTCGAATTTCTTCTTTTTTGCGTTGGTGATACCACGTTGTAGTGTTCTAACTTCAGCTAGCTGTAGGCCTTGTTTCACCTGTGGTAAATTGAGGAAAGAAGCCTCGATTGATAGTAAATTCGTCATAACTTGTTGATATTAAATGATTTATGTTATTTGCCGTCGTTCTTTCGTCCTTTGGCGGAGCAAATATAGTATAACTTTCGTCGAATTCGACATGACAGATAAACTTTTTTTGTGTTTTTAGTCATTTTTTTTTGCTTTGCCCATTTGGCGCGGGTTTCAGAGCGGGTTGAACAGGTAACTTTTTACAGGAGGAAAGCAGTTGGGCTGTTATAACGCACCTAGTGACAGCCTGTGAGGCCCATTTATGTAGGGCTGCAGCGCTTTTCTTCGTGTCTTCAAAGACACTTTGTACAACAGGGACGGTAACAGGGCGCAACGGGGGCGGCGCGTAACAGGTACGGCAACAGGTGAACAGGGCAACAGGTAACAGGGCGGCGGCGGCATGCCATGTATTGCGGCGGCGCTATAGGGGCGCTGTAGGGCTCGCTGGAAAACGCCAAAAGTTGGGACGGGCGGCGGCAAATTGCACCCCCCACCCCTTCGCGCCAAGTCGCTTTCGGACGGGGGTCGGCTCGCGTGCAACGTGCTATTACCCCAACACTACTATCATCTCGTTATTAAAATTTCCCTACATTTGTCATACACTAAAACAATACGTTATGAAACTTAGTATTAAAAATAGCATCTACCAATCCGGATACAATGGAGGTGGTAATGGTTTGACTGTACGTGGTGGTCGATTGATTAATGACCGACCTAACTCTGAGATGGGAATTGTCCAAGCGGCAAATTCTCGTCGTGAGAGAAAGCGTGATGAGAAAATTCAAATGCAAGCAGAGGCTTATGTTCGAGGAGAGAGAATCTCTGAGATGAATGAGATGATGCGTGGTATGGACTGTTGCGATTAATAACCCCTAATAATTTTCAAAATGAAACAAGAACAAGTTCTAGGTTTGGTTCGCCACATGCTTACGTTTGTAGGCGGTATTGTGGTAGCTAATGGAATACTAACTGAGTCTATGAGTGCTGATGTTATCGGTGCTATTATGACATTGGTTGGCGCTGTTTGGTCTATTGTATCAAACAAGTAGTATTAGCTTTGGTTAGTTACGGTAGCAAAACTTACCAACTCAAGGGAGGGGTCTTTCATAGGCCCCTCTTTCTTTTTGTCCTTTATGTATTTTTTCGACATAAGAATGTTTCTAATTATGTAACTTAACTTATTGATTATTAATTTTATGTCGATTATGTCAATTTAAAAGAGAATCTATATTAAAAAAAAAGATATATAAAGGAGGAAATATATATATATAATAGGGGAGAAGAACTTGACATTATTGCGTCATACTTATTCATTGAACTATTATTAATCATAAATTAAACATCATCATTTTTTCTATTGCATTTTCAGAAACTTCTAGTATATTTGTCTCAAATAATTCAATCAAATGGTAGAAACACAACAAGGTTACAGTCCGAAGGACCTTTACTTCGGCGACACAGGCAGGAATAAACTTGTAGATGGCGTAGTCAAGATGGCTTCCGCTGTAAAGAGTACGCTAGGTCCGGGCGGTAATACGGTCCTTATAGAATCTCCATACCATACCCACGGTATAACCGTCACTAAGGACGGTGTCACTGTTGCCAAGTCGGTTGACTTGATTGACCCTGTCGAGAACCTTGCGGTTCGCATGATGAAGGAAGCGGCAGACCAAACCGCCACAGCAGCGGGTGACGGTACAACCACTGCCATTGTCCTGACGGAGTCTCTTGTCCTAAGTGGCGTTGAGCTAATTGACGAGAGCATGAACAGAACAGAGGTGCTTCGCGCATTGGTGGACATAAGCGACAAGGTGGTGGACAAGCTTAGACGACGTAGCAAGAAGCTATCAAGCTCAATGCTTTCTGACGTAGCTACAATCTCTTCCAACAATGACAGGACAGTTGGGCGCATTATCTCTGACGTGTATAAGTCTGTCGGCAGAACAGGCATCGTCACTGTCGAGCGCTCACAAAGTGCAGACACTTATGTTGAGACTACACATGGACTAAAAGTTGACAGAGGGTACATGTCTCCATTATTTGTCAATGACCAAAAGAAAGACGAGTGCATCTTTGAGGATACCATGGTCCTAGTGGCTGACATGGAGATTTCAAATATCCTTCAGATTGAGAACATCTTAAAGCCAATTATCTCTGAGGGTAAGAAGCTTCTCATCATTGCTCCATGCAATGCAAACGTGGTGAACACACTCGCGGCAAATGTCATGAAGGGTAACCTGAAGATTTGCGTGGTTCCTCCGCCTAACTTTGGATACAAGCAACACGAGTTGATGCAGGACATTGCTGTCAGTGTTGGGGCAACATACTTCAGCGAGAAGACCGGTGACGACTTGAGCATTATGAACTTTGGCGACCTTGGTCATGCTTCAAAGGTTATTGTGTCAAGAGACAAGACTATTATCATCAAGTCAAATGTTCGCTCAAAGCAAGAGAAGATTGACGAGCGTGTGCAGCAATTGCGTGACGCACATACCATAGCCATTAAAAAATCTGAGAAGAGTTTCTTGCTAGAGCGTATTGCATCACTTACCGGCGGCATCGGTGTCATATTTGTTGGTGGTAATACTGACCTAGAGCAAAAAGAACTTTACGACAGAGTTGACGATGCTGTGTGTGCTGTTCGCTCCGCTCTTGAGGAGGGTGTGCTTCCCGGTGCAGGCAAAGCTCTATACGAGATAAACATCTCTGACTCCTTTGCAGGCATCCCAATAAACATCATGCGCGAGTATGAGTGCGCTGCTGAGATTATGGGGCGTGCACTTAAAGCTCCGCTCCGTCAGATACTACAAAACGTAGGGCTATCTGACAAGGACTTCTATTCTGAGGAGCATCCTGACGGGCATGGCCTAAACATCAAGACAGGTGAGATGGGTGACCTAATGGAGATGGGTGTCATTGACCCGCTCAAGGTAACTCGCAGTGCGCTACAAAATGCTGTGAGTGTGGCAACAACAATCCTTAGTACAAACGCAATCATAACAATGGCAAGAGTCTATGAGCAATCTAAATAACAAGATGACCGTGCTCCAACACATACTTGAGGAATTTCCTGAGGAGTCCTTTCTTCTAGCAGATGGGTTTGACGAGGCTATCATTGGCGTCGAGACCAACACAATGAGGCTTGTGTACTCAGAGGAAAGATGCATCGAGATGCTGTGCCTTGATGGAATGGAGTATGACGATGCTATTGAGCACTTTGAGTTTAATGTTAAAGGAGCCTATCTCGGTGAGAAGACTCCTATATGGGTACTAAATTATTTTTAAATATGAAACCAATCGGGAAATACATTGTAGTTGTAACTACAGACGAAGAGGTCAAGACAGACTCAGGCCTCATCTTATCGGGAGACGATGTGAATCAATTCAGATATCGCAAGGGTGTCGTTGTTGAGCCGGGGACTGACGTGACAACAATTGTCAAGGGAGATAAAATCTACTACGACAAGTCCCACAGCTTCACTATGCTAATCAAAGACAGTGCGTATACTATAATTCAGGAGCGTGATGTCGTTGTTGTCGAGTAGAAGCATTCATTTCTTTGACCATATCCCTATAGGCTCTGCTTGAGTACGACACGTTTTTTAAAAACATAGGGTTCTGAGACTTACTAACGGGGATTTCTTCCCCGTTTAGTTTTTTATAGATAGACGCGACAAGCCTAACTCCCTTGTACGAGAGTTCATATAGCGCCTTATACTTCCCTTTTCTTTTTCTAAAGACAACTATCCATCCATCTGACAGCAATCTGTCAAACCTTTTCACGTCCCAACCTAAAAGTTCATTGAACTCAATGAATTTATCCTTGTCGAAGTATGGTTCTGAGTACAAAAACAAAATCATATCAAGGTCTGCTTGGGTGAGTTTGTACTTCATCTTCACAAAGCATCTTATTACCCTCCAATACTTTAGGTAGTCGGTCTTCCTAGATTTTAATTCCATAAAATTTGATTACATTTGCTACAAAGTTACACTTATGGCTGACAATAAAGACAAAAAGAACATGACCTTGAGAGAAACATTGGACGGAATCACGTTCAAGAATAGAGATATCAGCAAGATAAGAGCTCTTCAGGCTGAGAACGCAAAACTGAAAGACCAAATAGGTAGAAGAAAATCAGGTTCTCGTGAAATCTCTTCAGCAAAAATCCAAGGCCTTCAATCTTTAAGACCGGATTTAGGTAATCAGTTCGTAAGTGGCTCAAGAATGAGAAAAGTTTAACCAATAAACAATACCAATCAAATGAAAAAGTCAACAGGCAAAAAAGATGTTCCAAATCTACCTGCTTCTTCACGCATGCAAATGCCAAGTGGTACAGGAGCTTCTAAAACAGGCGCAATGAAAGTTGCAATCAAGGGTGGAACAAAAACAAAAATGAAGTAACATGGCAAAGAAAACTAGCGCACCTGCAGTTGAGGAATCAATTGCAGAAAAAGAGCTAGAAGTAGCTGTCGAGGCAACTTCAGTTGAGGCTCCAACCGTTGAGCTAAACGTTCCGCCGACTCCACGTGAGGACCCCGGACACAATAGCCGCGTCTTTAATCGTGCCCTACCTAACCACGAGACAACCGAAGAAAATGGCGGACAAGAAGAAGCTCAAGTGTAATAAACCTGTGCCTTCTGACCGTCCCGGAAAAAAGATGATGGTCAAAGCCTGCGCCGGAGGAGAGGAGAAACTCCTTCACTTCGGCGCAAAAGGCTATGGTAACAACTATTCTGCTGCTGCACGCAAAAGTTTTAAAGCAAGACACAAGTGTGACACTGCTAATGACAAACTAACCCCCCGCCATTGGTCTTGCAAATACCTTTGGAAGGGTCCCGGCGGAGCAACTACATCTAACCCTTCAAATCGTAAAGGAAAATACTAATGAAGCAGGTCATAAAAAAAGCAGCTAAGTACGAGTCTAAGAAATCTTTAGACGGACCTATGAAGTTTCTCAAAGGAAACGTAAGCGAGGCGTCTAAAAAGAAAAAGAAATGAAGGACGCTTGCTATAAAAAAGTAAAGGCTCAGTACGATGTCTTTCCATCAGCGAGAGCTTCACAGGCTATTGCAAAATGTAGGAAGGCTTCGGGTAGTGTAAGAAAAACTGAGGAAGGGTCTTCACTTAAACGTTGGGAAAAAGAAAAATGGGTCGATACTCGCACAGGTAAACCCTGTGGTGCGGGTGGTAAGAACGAATACTGTCGCCCATCAAAGCGAGTGTCTTCAAAGACACCCACAACAAAATCCGAAATATCACCATTTAAGTTAGCAGCTAAAAAAGCTGAGAAATCAAGGGTAGGTATGGGTAAAAGAGTTTCAAAAATTTAATGCTAAAATTAATATCTTTGCTGTATGAGCAAGTTCAGTGAATTGAGCAATAAGATTCAAAAGAAACAAGGCATTAGCAAGAAATCTGCTGATGCAATTACCGCTACAATTGGACGTGATAAGTACGGTAAGAAGAAATTTCAAGAAATGGCAGTAGCCGGTAAAAAGAAAAAGAAATGAAAGCATCTATGACCAAAGCAAGTATGGATTCGTCCATCAAAAGAAACTCAGGCACAGCAAAATCATTGCTTAGTATTCCGGGAGCTATTCTCTCGGCAGGCATGGCAGGAAAATGCTATGACGAGGCTATTGCTAACCGCACCGTTGGTAAAAAACTTTCAGGGATTATCTCAAAGAAATGAAAATAACGTATCACAGCGAAGGTCTTGGAGACACCATAGACAAAATCACTACGGCAACAGGCATTAAATCTGCTGTAAAAGCAGTTTCTAAAGCAGTTGGTGTAGATGATTGTGGGTGTGAGGCTCGTAGACAAGCTCTCAACCAAGCTGTTCCATACAATCAAAAATAAAAAAGATGCCAAATCAAAAACTACAAGTATCAAGAGCTCTAGCTGTTATTACTAGCAGCACTATTAATATTCCATTTCCGGGAGCTATAAAAGAACCTCAAAGTGCAAATACTTTGGTTAGCGGAGGCGGAGTGGATTTGAATGATACGTCGGCTCAGTTTGTAACAAACAATGTTTCTATTGGAGACATTATCTACAACACTACTGATGGGACTTGTGCTTCTGTTGTGTCAATAATAAATGAAAATAGAATAGTGTGTAGCGCTGCTATTTTTACAGCAACAGGAAAAAAATACACCATATACGATAAAGACGGAAATGATGGTTGCGTTCTCTATATTGGAGGGGCAGGCACGCTTTCAGTAAGAACAGTTGGAGGAGACTCAGTTAGTCTAGCTGCTGTTTCTGCAGGTCAATTTATTCCTATTCAAGTAATTGGAGTGAATGCCGGTGGAACTACAGCAACAGGAATTGTAGCACTTTGGTAAAATGGAATCATCTCTTATCATAGGAATAATAAACACGATATCCGGATTCACGTCCGGCGCAGCTCCGTCTACGGATTATTTGATAAAAGAAAATGGCACAGATATATTGATAACTGAAGGGAACAACTTCATAATACCTGAATAAAATGGCAAATGTAAAATTCTCACAGTTTAGTCCTTCAACTATATCCTCAACCGGATTTATAGTTGGATACGATTCTGTGTTAAATGATAATATACGATTTACGTTATCTGAGCTTGAGACAGCCATGCTGCTTAATGACATAAGCGGAACATTAACCTCATCAAAGGGAGGCATGTTAACGGGCGGGACTATAGGTCAAGTGCTATTAAAGAACTCGTCTACTAATTACGATTCATCTTGGACAACGCTTACTGCCTCTAATGTTTCAGGTGTAGCTACCACAAGGGATGTGCTTCGATATATCTCAACTACTGATACTGCGGCTGCAACCGGAAGTACCTCACTTACTTTAATTCGTTCTCAGCTAATTCCTGCCGGAACATTTCAAGTGGGAGATATAATTACTGTACGTCACCGCCTTCGTAAGACAGGTACTGCAGGATTAATGACAGCAGGGATATATGTAAACACAATATCCTCTTTAACAGGAGCGTCTCAACTTGGGATATATGCGTCTTCAGGAATAACAAATCCCTATGTTCAAATGAAAAGGGAATTCTTTATAAAGACAGCTACAAATACAGAGTCAGTATGGACAAACACATCATTGCCAATTGACGACGTTACAACAACACAGGCTGCTGTAGCTACAAATATCAATTGGGCAGTTGACCAATACATTATATTTACCTCTCAAGCAGGAGCTGCAGGAGATTCAATAATTCAAAGCGGATTTATAATTGAACTACTATGAACCTAACAAAAACAAGAACGGGACTTCTTTCGGATGATGGTAGATTCTATGAGTTTGCTAATCCATACATATATTTTTCACCACTAGGTTACGAACCGATATCTGATGAGCAGTGTTTATTTGAAACTGCGGATGGATTAATCGTTATGGACTTGACAATGGTTATTGATGATATAAGATTTACTTCAATGACCGACCTAATGATTTACGTGACAACGCCTATCTAAAAGAAATGAATAGTTCGCACGACATACAGGATACAATAGCAGCGGCTACCGCATCAACATCTGTGATGTCTGCTGTTGCAGCAAGAGCTACTGAACTTCAGCCAATTATTTCTGCATTCTCAGGACTAGTGGCAATAGTGACAGGGGTATTTGCTATTTTATACTACATAAAAAAACTCAACAAAATAGATGGCGAAACAAGTAGCAACTCAGAAGATAGTGAGTAAAAAAGTTAATAGAAAAGGGGTGCATTCAAAAACAAAAACAAGCACCTCATTGTCAAGTAAACTCTACAAGAAAAAATATAGAGGTCAAGGAAGATGATAACGACTCAACAGGCAATCAAGAAATACGGAGAGCCAAACGAAACAGGCGCCGGCTATTTGGTGACAATAGACTTGCCATATCCTATGCGTATTGCTTGGGACCTTGATTCGTCTGTAAAGAAAATGCGTTGTCATAAATTGATTGCTGATAAACTCGTTGCTGTATTCCAAGAAATCTTAGAGGTTTATGGATATGATAAGATTAAAGAGTTAGGCATTGACCTATTTGGTGGGTGCTTCAATTTCAGAAATAAAAGAAACGGAACATCTCCATCTAGACACTCGTGGGGAATTGCCATTGACTTGGACCCTGCAAGAAATACATTAAAAGAAACAAAGCGCACAGCTAGATTTGCTCGACCTGAGTATAAACCTATGATTGATATTTTTTACAAGCATGGGTTTGTGTCATTAGGCGTGGAGAAAGATTATGATTGGATGCACTTTGAAATAAAAGAATAATGGCTGACAAGAAAAAGTTTAAAGACACCAAGGTTGGTAAGTTCCTAAAAGAAAAAGCTCCTGAAGTTTTAGATGTTGTTGGCGACCTTCTTCCTGATAACGGTGTTCTAGGTGTGGCAAAGAATCTAATCAATATGTCAGATAAGCTCACTCCCGAAGAAAAGGAGTCAATCAATGAAGAGCTTATTGAGATGGCAAAAATAGAGGCTGCTGACCGTGAGTCGGCTAGGAATAGAGAGATTGAGGTAGCTAAGCTCCATAAGTTTGACTTTATGTTTTACATAACAGGACTTACAGGATTATCCGCCTTCGGTTTTATTGTCTATGCTATTGCTTTCTTGGAAGTTCCCGAAGACAACAAGGAGATTTGGATTCACCTAATAGGTATTACTGAAGGTGTTGTCCTTTCAATTTTTGGATACTATTTTGGGAGCGCAATCAAAAGGAATATTCAATAATAAAAACCACTATCTTTGTGGAATAATAAAATCTAATTCAAAAATGGAAGCGACAGTTGTAACAAAAGAAGAGCTTGAAAAGCTTCAATCAATGACCTCTGAGTTTAATAAAGCTAAGGTAGCTCTTGGAGAGATGGAACTTCAAAAGCACGGTTTACTTTCTCACATTGATGCAATGAGGGTAGAGTTTGCTCAGAACGAAAAGAAGTTAATTGACAAGTATGGCGCAGATGCTGTAATCAATTTGCAAACAGGAGAAATAACAAGAAAACCTCAACAATAATGATAACAGGAAAGTTCATTGGCATGTTGTTTCAGTCTAGAGATGCTATGCATATTGCTCATCTTCAAACAACATCTTTTGCGGAGCATAAAGCTCTTAACGGATACTACGATGGAATCCTTGACTTGACAGATAAGTTTACTGAGGTTTACTTTGGTAGATACAAGCGAGTTGAAATTGTAATTCCGGAGTCTAAGAACATTTCTGCTGTAGAGCACTTGAAAGAAATGCAACAGCTCATTGATGGTGAAAGAACAAACTACACCTCAGAGCTTCAAAATATTATGGACGAGATGTTGAGCCTTGTAAACAAGACTCTTTATCTATTGACATTGGTTTAAGAAGTGTAAAGAAAACCTGCGATTAGTATATGTAATTGCAAAATATGTAAAGAAAATGGCTAAGATTAGTACATACCCGTTAGACTCATCATTGTCTTCATCTGACCTTTTAATAGGAACAGATGCTGATAATGCAAACGCTACAAAGAATTATTCCCTTGGGAGTATTGCTGCGTTTATTCAGTCTTCAACACCTGCCGATACACTTCAGGAAGTTCTTGATGCGGGTAATACAGCGACTCAAGACATTTACTTGACAGGTGATATTACTATTTTAGGAGCAACAAATTTTATAAATGCTGCAAATTCTACTATTGGTAATTTAAGAGTAACAGCTACTCTTAAGGATAGCGCTTCTTCTTCAGGAACAAGCGGTCAAGTATTGACGTCAGTAGGATTAGCTACATTGTGGCAGACCATTGACTTGCAATATGTGCTTGATGAGAATAGTTCGGCAACATCAAATATGACTTTAGTTGGGCAACTAACTACTAGTCAGTTGTGGGTTACAGCTAATTTTTACGATTCCACCGGAGTTGCGGGAACAAACGGTCAGTTATTAGCCTCTATTGGAGGTACTGCAACAGAGTGGACTACTATTGACCTTGACTATATTCTTGGTCAAGGAGATACTGCAGTAGGAGATATTAACCTTACGGGAAATATAATACTTACAGGGTCAGGAATCACCGGAATTGTAAGCGCATCTACAGTTGAGGCAAATCAAGCTCTTATTCTAAACGGAACGATTGAAGATACTAATAGTTATACAGGACTTAATGGACAGCTTTTATCGTCAACTGTTACAGGAGTAGAATGGATTACTGTTGATATTGACTATGTTCTTGGTCAAGGAAATGTTGCTACTCAAGGAATTGAGTTGCAATCCTATTTGAAAGATGACGTTGGAAGTGATGGAACACTAGGTCAAGTTCTTACAGCCACAGCAACTAATACTGTTAGATGGACTTCATTGGACCTTCAGCAGATATTAAACACAGGTGATACTGCTTATGGAGATATTAATCTTTTTGGCAATATAACACTTGACGGAACCGGAGTATTAGACGCTAAAGATATAGTCTCTAATAATGACCTAGCGATTTATGGAACTATTACAGATGGTAACAGTTCGATAGGAACTCCCGGTCAAGTTCTTACAGCTACCGGAGGAAATGTACTTTGGGAAGATGCCGAGGTTGCATTCACTTCGTACAGAGGTTCGTTCTACAGTCTTGTAGACCAAACGCTTACAGCACCAAATACAGCAAAAGCTATTGCACTTGAAGTTACTGATGCAGTTGTAACCAATGGCGTGTCAATCACTAGTGATGGAGTTAATCTGACTAGAATTACGTTTGCTCACGCAGGTGTTTATAATATATTGTTCTCAGCTCAATTAGAAAACTCAGCAGGTTCATCTCAAACTGCAAGCTTTTGGTTGAGAAAGAATGGACTTATACTTGCGGATAATGTTCCGGATACTAATGGAAAGATAGAACTTCAAGGCGGTACTAATCACGCAATGGCTGCTTGGAATTACTTTATAGATGTTAATGCAGGAGACTTCATTCATCTTATGTTTGCTGCTACGTCAACTAATATATCTCTAGTACACGATGCGGCAAGCGGACCTAGTCCTGCAACACCAAGCATAATACTTACTGTCAATAAAGTATGACGGATATTCGTAAAATATCTGTTGGACCTGACTACAAGGGAGGAGCTATGCATTACATTGTTGGCCAAAAAATCTTGGGAGAGTCAAATGAAATACATCGCATTTTAAGAAATACTAATACAAATTCTATTCAGGTATACATCATCAATACAAAACAAGAGGTGGTACTTTGGAAAGAATTTAATGATACGATTCCAATCTCAATTGAATTTAATATAGATTTCTAATGAAATCACCATTCTACTTTATTGTAACACCATTAAAGGGGAAAAGATACGACAACACAAAAGACATATCAGGAATAGAATTTATAGTCAGCACATCTGAAGAGGACCACAAGTTTTCAAATAGATATGCAGTTGTCATTGAAACACCCTTAGGTTATGCCGGTCCAATAAGACCCGGTGACACGCTTGTTGTTCATCACAATGCGTTCAAATTTTATAATGATATGAAAGGAAGACGAAGAAGCGGTAAGAGCTTCTTTCGTGAGGACGTATTCTTAATTGAAGACGACCAATTTTATATGTATAAAAATGACGACGGATGGAACGCTTATGATAGATATTGCTTTGTAGAGCCTATGTCTGCAACAGAGTCCTACATCAAGAAGCCTTTTTCAGAGGAGCCATTGATGGGTATTATGAAGTACCCAAATCAATACCTCATAGATAGAGGTGTTGTCTCCGGGACTCCCATTTGTTTTTCTCCTGATAGTGAGTATGAGTTTACTATTGACGGGAAAAAAATGTACAGAATGTTTGACCATCAAATTGCAATAAAATTATGAACGTGCTTCTATTCGACAACGTCTTAAAAAATCCTGACGAATACATAAAAGATATCTTGGAGTACGGCTTCCAAGATTTTCACGATAGTGAGAAAACATTCCATGGAATGCAGCCTAGAGGAGAGGATGAGTTTTTAGAGTTTGTTCTGAACCTATTTCCAAATTATAAAATGAATTGGAACTTTGTTCGTCAGTCTCCACTCGGACAACCTGAACCAAACTATATCCATAAAGACGATATGATGGGGGAAATAACTGCTGTTTTATACTTAAGCAAGGAACACCCTAAAGAAGACGGAACAACCCTTTACGACGATGATGAGAATGAATTGGTAAAGATGTACTCCAAGTTCAATAGGATGGTAGCCTTCCCATCAAGCTGTCCTCACTCAAGAAATATTTTTGAGAACTTTGGAAATGGAGATGACTCTAGATTAGTTCAAGTTATTTTTTTAAGTCAAATCAAATGAGTGTTTCAAGCGACATAAAGAGAATGAAGATGCGTATAATCGCAGCGGGATACAAAGCGGTCGAGCATTTGATTGAGGTTGCTGAAGAGAAAGTAATTCAAAGACATGTAGGAGAAGACGGCGAGCCATCTGAGTTAGCCGCTGACCGATTAAAAAATGCGGCTGCTACAAAGAAGGTAGCCATATTTGATGCTTTTGAAATATTGAATAGGATTGAATCAGAAAGAGAAGCTCTAGAACTTTCAGAAAAAGGCCCAAGTAAAATAGATTCAAAACAAGGATTTGCAGAAAGAAATTCAAAATAACACGTTATACAGAGTTCTTCAAGACTATGTACCAAAATCCGCTCTTTCAAAAAAGAACGGCAATAGGTCTTGGATATATGGATACAACGAAGAATATGACATGGTCGTCATCTCTAAGACAGGAAAAATCGGAGAGATAATCAATATTGAAGGTCTTGTCATTGCGTTGCCGGACACTCCTGAAGAGTGTCTTCAAAGACACTCAAGTAAAAACGAGCAGTATTGGGAAAGACAAGAACTTCCTGTCCCGCTATCTAAGATACAATCTATATTTCAATGGAATGAAATGCCTTCTGATTTTAAAAACAGATGGGTCGATTACATAGAACAACAATTTGATTTCAGAGAGCAAGGTTTTTGGTTCATGAACAATGGGGTTAAAACCTACATAACCGGGTCTCATTGGTTCTATTTACAGTGGGCTAGTATAGATGTTGGATATCCTGATTTTCGTGAGGCCAATAGAATATTTTGGATTTTTTGGGAGGCATGCAAAGCGGACAGCAGGTGCTTTGGGATGGATTATTTAAAGATACGTCGTTCCGGATTCTCATTCATGGCATCATCTGAGAGTATCAACATAGGGACTCTTGTTAGAGACGCTAGAATAGGCATCCTTTCAAAAACAGGGGCAGATGCTAAGAAGATGTTCACCGATAAAGTAGTTCCAATCAATACTCGTCTTCCATTTTTCTTTAAACCTGTGATGGACGGAATGGATAAGCCTAAAACAGAATTAGCCTTTCGTGTTCCTGCGTCAAAGATTACCAAGAAAAACATGTACACTTCAGATGACAATACTGTTAGTGGACTAGACACAACCATCGATT